TGTTACAATACATTTACAATAACAACTTGATTGTGACCAATGAAATACGTACTGATTGATACTGCCAACATGTTCTTTCGTGCTAGGCACGGAGCATTTAGAGCCGCAGACTCTTGGACTAAATTGGGCTTTGCCCTACACGTTACACTAATGGCAGTGAACAAGATGGCCAAGCGATTTGAAGCAGATCATGTGGTGTTCGCATTAGAGGGCCGCTCGTGGCGCAAGGACTACTACAAACCCTACAAAGCAAATCGTGCTGTGGCTCGGGGCAAGATGACCGAAGAGGAAGCAGAAGAAGATAAACTGTTCTGGGAGACCTATGACGAGTTGACTAAATACTTGGCTACGAAAACTAATTGTAGTGTGATCCGATGTGCCACTGCCGAAGCAGATGATATCATAGCACGTTGGATTGCTTTACACCCCCAAGACCAACACGTTATTATCAGTTCAGATACTGACTTTGTGCAACTGCTTGCACCCAATGTCACACAATACAATGGCATTGCTGATGAACTACTAACTGTTGAGGGCATATTTGATGCTAAAGGTAACCGTGTCAATGATAAGAAAACTAAACAGCCAAAAACGATCCCGGATCCAGCCTGGCTGTTATTTGAGAAGTGTATGCGTGGCGACTCCTCAGACAACGTATTCAGTGCGTATCCTGGAGTACGTGAGAAAGGCACAAAGAATAAAGTTGGTCTCCGTGAGGCCTTTGGAGACCGAGACAAGCGCGGATATTCCTGGAACAATCTAATGTTGCAACGTTGGACCGACCCGGATGGAGTCGAACACCGTGTGTTAGATGATTATGAACGTAATTGTACCTTGATTGACTTGACTGCTCAACCCAATGACATCAAGGCCACAGTAGACTCAGCCATATGCGAACAGATTTCACACAAGGACGTGGGACAAGTGGGTGTGAGATTTATGCAATTCTGCGGCAAGTATGAATTGATCAAATGTAGCGATGCTGCCGAACAGTTCGGTCGCTGGCTTAATGAAACTTATAAAGGAGTGCTGAATGATATTAGCCAAACCGGTAGTAGAGAATCAATATTGGATTCTCAAGAAGGATGATCGCAAGATCGGCCAACTCGAATTAAAAGAGAACGGCAACTGCACTATAAAAATTCTTGATAGTGTAATAAGTTACAAAACAATCAAGATGGCTCGAGAGGCAATTGAAATCCAATTCGAGCCGGCCGAAACTGCAACTCCATTGCCACCAAACATGGTATATGGCCACGAAGTTGAAGGTGATGTATTCAATCCACTCTGGGACGTGAAACATCGGTTGCCACTGTTCACCAGAGAAGACAAATCCAAGTCATGGTTCGCTGCCGGCTGGTACCGAGTCAAACAACATCGCAAGTGGAAGACCGTGCAACACCCCAAACTAATCACCTTGGAGCGTTATGCTTACCAAGGCCCCTTTCAAACCAAGGAACAAGCAAGTGTCTAATCCTTTTCGCGATCAAGAAAAATTCATGCGAGCCTGTGAACAAACAGTAGGCGAGTTCAACGAAGCACAATATCAACTGTATTGCAATCTCATCAGCGAAGAATTTGATGAATTGGTAGCCAGCAAGACCAAAACGGATGATCTTGATGCACTAATTGATATCCTTGTTGTGACTATTGGTGCCATCCATAGTCTAGGTGCCGATGCAGAAGGTGCTTGGAAAGAAGTCATGAGTACTAACTTTGCCAAGATCGACAAACAAACAGGTCGGGTTCGCAAACGTGAAGATGGCAAGGTACTCAAGCCGGCCGGATGGGTGCCGCCTAATCTAGAACCTTTTGTGTCATGAGTCTGCATATCAATCGTTTCGTTGACAGCATCAAAGCACACGAATCACGCGGTCAGCGTGATTTTGTCATGACCATGCGTGAAGCCAAGGACCTGCATGGTGATATTACAAAATTGTTGCTAACATTAGAAACCTTGCACACCCGCAATACCCAACCCCGAGAAGAAACAATCTCGGTAGAAATGAGTGGCGGCAGTTTCAAAACCACGTAGTTTTTGAGATAAATAAACTACGGAGATAACGATGTCAAGACCCAAGCCGAATGTGCTAATCGAGTACACTGATAAAGCAACTTACAAGACCGAACAAGTGTTGGCTAGTGAAGGAGTGTGGGCAGTATTTTTTGATACCAAACCCATTAATCTCAAAACATCTAACATGCTCACTCAATATCCAGGACCCAAGTATAAAAAAGTTAGTTTTTCAAATCCTGGGCATGCCAAGAACTTGGCCAAAAAACTCAACACACAATTCAAGACCGACAAATTCACAGTCGTGCTCTTGACGCAGGGGGTGCAAGTATACCCCGATGCCAAGTAAACAACAACTCACTCAACAACTATTAAATCAACTGCCAGCAGATGATCTGCCCAGTTTAGAGCATGCTCTTAAAACATGGTGGCAAGATCCACGTGACGATGGCGGGCTAAGATTGAGCCTATGGGGTTATGATGTCTTTAAATTTTTGTTAATAGAACAATATGAGTTTGAATTTTTAAAAGTTCTAAGTCCCAGTTTGTTAATGACCTTGAACCGAAAACTAGACTGCCCCTATTATATCAGGGCCGGCAAGACACCTAGACTGATCATGTTTGGCAGTCAACAGGCCATGATGTATGCCATGTACGGCGATTTAGAAAAGTTTTTGGGTTACCTGGATCGAACCTAAATCAATCTGAGGCAAACTCACATGATGAATACTGTGACTATTGTATTCTTGCATGATTTTAATCAATACTGATCTTGTGTTTAAATCATACGTGTTGATCTTTTGAATGCAATATTCCAAAAATACATTTTGTTCCAGCAGATTAATATTGTGTTGTAGTCTAGCATAGTTGGTGGCTATAAAATCTTTTGCTAGATTAGGGTTGCGTAAGAGATTTAAATTCTTCTCCACAGCATAGTAGGCACGATCCCAGGGATCTGCAAGCGTTTCGTAACTGTGGTCCACTATGTCATCAAACACATCAAATCCTAATTGTCTTAGGCTTTGGGGTATGCGCCAGCCACCAACCCAGATGGGCAAAGTACCGCCATACATGGCCATGATGGTTTTTTCTGTTTGTAAAGTCTCGCGTTCATAAAAACTGGGTTCAGTAATCAAACTAACACAACTGGGTTCAAATACCGTGGACTGAAGTAATCCAGCATAGTTTTCAGAGTTTTTAACATGACCATAACGTAGACCATGATCCATAAAAACTTCGTGCCCAAATGTGTATATTTTTTCAGGTATGTCTATTGGAGTGTCACGTATGATTTTTTTGTACCGTTCAGATTGTGTGTTTCTAATCATGTGGTTTCTTTTGAGATTGGTAGTTTTCCAACATAACGAGTAAGAATAATCAACAAGTTCAAAGTGCTTGATCAATAGCAACAAAAACTCTCGGTTGTGCCGTGGTTTGTTGATCATAAAGTTGAAACAAGTGGTTTTGTTGTTCCAGTTGGGTTGGATATTTTGTTGTGCGAATTCTTCTGCAGATGCGGCCAAAAATACAGGCAAACTCACATGATTGAACTGTTGCAGTTGATCTTCATGTGCCATGTGGTCAAATACCAAGAGATGTTGCTGGGAGTCACAGGTGCTGTGTTCCAGCAAATTTTTTATATGGAAAGTACTGAGGTCAACGTCGTAGTGATGATCGTTTACAAAAATAATTTCTGGTTTGGTTAAAGTTTCATCACAGTAACGATATGTTGGGCCAAAGATATCTATCATGTGTTTACCATAATTTATAGTCACTAAATCGTCGATATCTATACCCTTGTGTTATTGTATTCAACAGATTGTGCGTGGTTCCAGTGTATTGGCTGATTTTTTGAACACAGTATTTTAAAAATACATTTTGTTCCAGTAGATCAATGTTGTGTTGTAGTCGAGGATGATTGTTTTTCATAAATTCTTGTGTGATCTTGGTGTCTTTGAGCAAATGCAAATTTTTCTCTATAGCCCAATATGCTCTATCCCAAGGATCTGCCAGGTGTTGATAACCATGATCAACGATGTCATCAAATACATCAAATCCCAATTGACGCATGCTATCAGGTATGCCCCACCCTCCTATCCAGATGGGCAAGGTGCCGCCATATAGAGCCATGATAGTTTTTTCAGTCATAAAAGTTTCGCGTTCATAAAAACAAGGTTCTGTAATTAAACTAACATAACTGGGTTCAAACACAGTAGTTTGTAACAAACCCACATAGTTTTTGGCATTGTTTACGTGTCCAGATTTGAGACCGTGCTCCATAAAAACTTCATGACCGAATGTGTAGGTTTTTTCAGGAATATCGATTGGAGTGTCATGTATGATTTTTTGATAAACATCAGACACGGTATTTCTAATCATGTGATCTCTTTTGAGATTGGTAGTTTTCCAACAAAGAGAATAGGTATAGTTATCTAATCCAAAGTGCTTGATCAATAGCAATAAAAACTCTCGGTTATGTCGTGGTTTGTTGATCATAAAGTTAAATGCGGCAGTCTTGTTGTTCCAGTTGGGTTTAATATGTTGCTGTTTAAATTCTTTAACTAGTGAAACTAGGCATATAGGCAAACTCACATGATTGAAATGTTGCAGTTGATCTTCATGTGCCATGTGATTAAATATCAAGAAGTGTTGCTGGGGGTCACAGGCGCTGTGTTCCAATAAAGTTTTTACATGAAAGCAGTGATTGTCATCGTCATATTGATGATCGTTTACTAAAATAATTTCTGGACGATCTAGAATTTCACTATTGTAACGATATGTTGGACCTATTATTTCTATCATGAGTTCACCATAATTTATAATCACTGGGCAGTTGATTTCGAAAACCTTGCCCTTGGGTTATTGACTCAAGAAGTCGCTGTAAAACAGGATTGAATTTTGAAATTTTATCAGTTATGTATTTTTGAAAAACATTGCTATTGATTAGATCTACATTGTGTTGCAGTCGAGGATGATTGTTTTTCATAAATTCTTGTGTGATCTTGGTGTCTTTGAGCAAATGCAAATTTTTCTCTACAGCATGATATACGCGGTCCCAGGGGTCCGGCATGTGCTCATAATTGTGATCTACAATGTCATCAAATACATCAAATCCCAATTGCCGCATAGTATCAGGTATGCCCCATCCTCCTATCCAGATGGGCAAAGTACCGCCATATAGAGCCATGATAGTTTTTTCAGTCACCAGCGTCTCGCGTTCATAGAAGCAAGGCTCGGTTATCAAACTAACACAACTGGGTTCAAATACTGTGGTTTGTAAAAGTTTTGTGTACACTTCAGCATTACTACTTTGTCCATATTGTAAACCTTGATCTAAAAAAACTTCATGCCCAATTGTGTATATTTTTTCTGGTATGTCGGATTGAATATTTTCTATAATTTGTTTATAAAACTCCAGTCCAACATTGGCCAACAGATGTGCTTTTTTGATATTTTTGTTTTTCCAACACAGTGAATAGGTATAATCGCTCAATCCAAAATGTTTGATTAGCAATAATAAAAATTCTCGATTGGGCCTTGGCTTGTTGATCATAAAGTTAAATGCGGTAGTTTTGTTTTTCCAATCGGGTTGGATATTTTCCAATGCAAACAATGTAGATTCTTTTGCCATGAATATAGGCAAACACAGTAATTTATAAGGATGCATCTCATCACTATAATTCACATGATCCGATATTACCAAATGTTGCATGGGATCACAAGTGCTGTGATCTAGTAGTTTTTTTACATGAAAACACTGATCAATATCATCATAGTGATGATCTCTAATCAAAATTATTTCTGGTTGATCTAGAATTTCACCACGATAGCGATATGTTGGGCCTAGTATTTCTATCATATAAGTATGGTATGTATTGGAATAATCCCTTAGAACAAGTTCAATATCCTGCCGCAAGTGATATAATATTTAAGGCCACACATGGTGGTCAACATTGTTTGTTCTGGAATCCACAAGCCGGATTTGCCCATATATCAACCACGCAACGCCTGATAGACTTGTGTACCTGGGCCAATCATAACCGACAAACACAAGGTACCCGTGCATTTCTAACCAATCCTCGGTGTTATTATGATATTGCCAACTTGGTTAAACTTAACATGTGGATACACGATATACGAAAACAGGGCATAGTCAAGCCTTGGTTGATGCAAGATCTTGCAGACAAGGGATTCAGTGTTGGTACCGGTGATTCAAGATTGCGTTGTCTTGAACGCATACCTGAAATACGCACAGTGCCGGCATTTATTTCAACTCATTCAAGTCGTGCGCATTTGTACTACGATCTTGAACCAGTGGAGTCATTTGATCAATTTGCTGTTTTATGCGGTGCCGAACCTGGACAAGAATTTTTATTTAGGTTAACTGATCCTACGGCACCATACGGTATAGAATGGTATGAATTCAATAGTTCGCGCACACGATCAGTCACACCCGGCGAAGATGAAGCAGTTGGCATGATAACTCAATACCTAACTGCACATCCAGAAATTAACTTTACCCCCGAATGGTTTGATCAGTCAATTGATTGGTCACAATATCAAGCATGTTTGTAAAAAGTTTTTTGTGCTATCTGTTGCCAATCACGGTGGCGGTCCCCGGTTACGTCAATGTCGACGCCTAACCAAGGTAATGAATCATTGGCATGTCCTGCAAAGCCCATTTTGGGCAATACCAAATCTTCAGACCAGCGTTCTAAGAATTTTTTTCTTATTAAAGGTTTGCCCACAGTGTCGACTTTGAACTCCCACGGCAGATTCAAAGCAAATGTCATAACACTTTTGAGTTGGAATGGATTGCGTGTTTCTATTCCATGTGCGCCACCTATGCGGTCACTGCCTGGACCATCTGACCCCACTATCTGACACCAGTAGTCGGCCAATAATGTGGCTTGTCGTGGATCGTTGTTGTACACACTCAAACACCGTTGCCACGTATCGGAATCAATGTGCAAACTGTATGGGCTCGTGGAGTGAGTTGTGGTATAATCTATACTTCGATACACATCATAGCCGCCAAATAATTCATCGGCGGCCTGACCAGAAAACAATACTCGTGCGCGACAGGCCTGAGCCACAATCCATTTGCCCACATAACTCCAACTTTGAACAGGCATTCTGGTACGCCGCATGAGTGCTAGATATTCTTGAGCATACTGTTCATAATCTACAGATATTTCAGTTAGCCTCGCCAATTGTGCTGGAGATAAAAATTCTCTAATACGATCGGCTATGGGATCTTTGCCGGACATGTTGGTCACTATCAACTGTGAGGGATTTAGATCACGCAAGATAATACTGCTGTCTAGTCCACCTGAATAACTAAGAGCGGTGTCGCAGTCGGGTCGGATAATGCGCATGGCTCGGGTCCACAACGCATCAAACTCTTGATAGGCATCATTAAATGTCAGTTCGCTCCTGGGATTGACCCAACTCCATATGTTGTCCAGGCTGTTGGCAGCCACGTGATTGCTATACAATCTTCCAGGCTCAAGACGTTCAATGCCTTGCCAGGGTGTTTTGTGTTGCAAGGTCCAACACTTGTTGAGGTAAGGCACTGATATTTTGCCTGCATCAATATAACACAGTATGGGTGCCACTTCACTGCACACAATTACAATATCATCATCTTGATAGCGATACAGGTAATGTTCACCTTGCGGATCGCTAGCATATGTAGTGGTCGTAAAGTCAGTATACACCCAAGCCCAAGGACCTTCAAAGTATCGGAACAGTCTATGGTCTTTTTGTGCGGCATGGTATACTAGTTCAATATCATTACTGTAACCACCGTGCCAACGAAAATCGTATATTTCACCATTGTAAGCAAAAAAATCTCTGCTGTTTCTATTATAAAAATCAGCCTTGCCTGTGATGTGTAGTACTGTTTGTGCCACGAATAATCCACCACGATGCTCGTAACGTGTGAAGTCGGGTCCACGACTTTTTAATATCTCCAATGCCTCTAGATGCTTTTCAAGTGGTATATTGTTACGACTCTCAACAAACAGTATGCCGCACATTACCTGATGTCCCGACTCAATTGTTGCAACCATGCTGATTGATTTTCGTACCATATACGCGAGAGGTCAGATAATAATGTTTGATTGTGAAATGCTGCCACTTGAGCACGTGATTTTATCTGTTCCCAATCCTGTGTTTTTAAAGTTGCAATAGTTTTTTGTGCCGACGTTGCAAAATATGACATTTTGTGTTGGGCTTCCATCAAACGATCATAACTGTGATCCACCAAGTCGTCCATGACATCAAATCCCAATTCGCGCAGTTTAGCAATGGCATATCTTCCGGCATACATGACCCAAGGAACTGGAGTTACTAAACATCTAAATATTTTCTCACTAAAACTGATCACATTGTCACTGCTGTAAGTTTCAACTATGATATTCAACCAACCAAGTGTGTACACTTGATCATGTTCGAGTGTGTGATTTTTTATAGGAACCAAGTGGGCCAGATTAACAAACGCATCTTGTTCGGCTGCGGTGCCAGCGTGAGTTTGTGCCTGATCCAAAAATGCTCGGCGCCGCGCCTGTTCGGATGCCACATGTTTTCCGCCAATATTGCAATTGAAATTGACGTAGCCTGTGTCAAGTCCCAAAGTTCGATGCAATTGCAACAACATATCCATGCGTTTGTAATCTAAACGATTTACAGCAAAAGTATAATCACGATCAGGACACCAACTTTGATTGCTGGGCACGTAAGAATAAATCCCATAAAAACTCAGTGGTGTTGATCGCATACGATACACACTGGGACAATTCAAATGATTGTCGGTTATGACTGTGGTATTTGAATCAAACAGATACGGTGTATCTTGAGATCTATTGGCAGCACAGTCCCAGAGATCATCGACCAAACTGATCACGATCTTCTGGTCTTTGCGTTGCCAAATTGATTTGGTATAAGTGACAACTGCGATTTTTTGATAATTGTGCTGTTGCAGACATGCTGAAATAGATTCGATCAATTGTTCTTCTTTTGTTGAGCACCGGCTCTTGAGCCAAATTTCTCCACTGTGTATCGCTCCCGGTTCGTCTGTTGTCATTGTAATACTTATAATAGAAAAGTACTAGTTTTTAGAAACTCAAAAATGCAACAAAAAGTACTACTTTTTTGTTGCAGAAATACAACACACAATTTCGGTTGACCAAAAAAGCAATTTCGGTTATAATACATGTATGGAACTTAAAAAGCAACCCCGAAAAAAGCGTACAGACCGCACTCACATTGTGTACATGCTCACAAGCGGCGAAGACTTCTACATTGGAGTCACTGCCAAGACTGCAGGCACTGTGAAAAAATCAGTGATGACTCGTTGCATGAAACACTTGTACCGAGCACGAAGCGAAGACAAGTCGTGGTTGCTTTATGAGACCATGCGTGAGCGTGGGGTCAGTAGTTTTACCGTTGGAGTTTTAGCAGTCGTGCGTGGCAAAACCGAAGCACACAATTTTGAGCGCGAACTAATACGAAAGTATGCACCTAATTTGAATACAGATGTACGTGCGAAAACGGTTGACCAATAATTGGATATTTGCTATAATACTTGTATAGAAACTTAAAAGGAGCCCTCCATGACAGTAACAGTAAACGGTGTCAAAGTAGACACAATCGTAGCCGAAGCCAAGTCAGCCGCTAGACAGGCCGCTGAAAAGTTTTTCCAAGAAAAACTAGGCGGGCAAGATCAGTATGCTTGTGGCTTTGCCTGGGTTGACATTTTTGGTGTTCGAGGCAATACCAAATTGGGCCGGGCTTTGAAAGAAGCCGGTGTTAAGAAGAGCCATACAGGTGCTTTCCAAATTTGGAATCCAGCAGACATGTATGTACAGAACGTAGACACACTAGAGGCAGGTGCCCAAGCGGCGGCTGATGTTTTCAAGCAATACGGCTTCACTGCCTACGCTGGTAGCCGTTTAGACTAAGGAAATTGTATGATTGAAATGTTTTTATTCCTGGCCATTACCTTTGCGATCAAAGTTTGGTTTATCAACCGATACATGTAAGGAAATTGTATGAGATTATCACCACTCGACGAGCGTATGAATGCAGACATTGATGCGCTGATTGCCAAATTAGAAGCGGCAAAAACTTCACGCACCTATCTGCAACGTGCCAGCCTGGTGGGCAAGATTGCCGAACAGTGCCAAAGTTATGAATTTTATTGGGAAGATAGACTTCTCAGTCTAATGGACTAAGTGTATTATGAACCAGATCAGTCAATATCTTGTCAGCATTGATCGGCCACCCTATGTGAATGGTAGGCGGGTAGGGCAGGCCACACCTTGTGTGAGTTATGGTCAGTCCTCTTGGTTTATCTCGTTCTATGATGGGTATACTCATTCCAACAACCCCGTGTTCACAGATGAAGATGGGTTGAATGCCGCACCCACCATTCGAGAATACGCAACAAACTTGGGATTTGAACCATGTACCAACTAATCTTTACATTTTTGGTTGTGACCAAGGCCGGGATTCCAGGCTTTCACATAGAGCGCATGAGTCAGTTTCGCGAACTAGAGGACTGCGAAAAGACCAAGACTTCCATGATTGTATACATGGACAAGTTGGTGCGGGAGAACAAGATGTTTCCCGGAGTTTTTGAATGTCAAAAGGTACAGCGATGAACAAAGAAATTACACTCACACCTGCGGGTGGACGATTCTATCGTGCCATGGCCTTCCACTGGGTCACTGTGGCTGTTGTCATGCCGCTCCTTGCCATTGCCATGATTGCGGCCATACTGAATCCGTTTTGGTTTCGTGATAGTATGTTTAACTTTGTAGAACGCAAGATCAACGAATTCACACGCTGGCGCAACAATATGAAATATCGTGTGTATCTTGGATGTGATCCTGTGGTTTGGCACACGCTCCGGGGCGACTTGAAGTGAATAAACTTGTCCGCGATAGTAAGGTGGCTGTACTGGTATCGCCAGGCTATGGCGCTGGCTGGAGTTCGTGGAATCCTGACACCGAAGAATTATTGTTCGACCCTGCCATAGTGGAATTGGTCGAACATAATAAATGGGAAGAACTAGAAGTGTATGTCAAACTCAAATATCCGGGTATCTATGATGGTGGCATGAGAGATTTAGAAATAGAGTGGCTTCCTGAAGGCACTGAATTCATCATAAAAGAACACGACGGTGCAGAAACTATTGAAATAAAATCAGATATTGTTTGGCACCGGGCTTGACATTAAATACGTTTCCTGTTATAGTATAGTTCACTGCCTTGGTAGTTTAAAGGTGAAACAGTCGACTCATAATCGACCGAGTGGGGGTTCAAGTCCCTCCCAAGGCACCATTCGCTGGCGTTCGTTCAACGGATAGGACATCTTTCTTCTAAAGAGATAATAGTGGTTCGATTCCACTACGCCGGACCAAAGGAATAATATGACAGAATTTAATGACGCACTTCAAATACACACACCTGCTAAAGAAAACACTATCAGTTTTTATATTGCAGGCAACGACGAAATGCTTAAAATATCCCCCAACGGGTTTTATGTTCGTGGGCAACCAGTTCCAATAGATGACCACGAAGCACAAACAGTATATAATGCATTTCAGTCTTGGTTAACTTGGCAGAACATGCAACGCCGCTAAATATTTTTGGAGGACAATATGGAACCCATTAAACCTGTAAAACTTGCAGATGCTGTAAAAGAAGCCCTGGCTCGAAAGCATCAAGCACAACACCCTGATACCAAACTCTCTCGAACTCAACAAAAGGCCGCCAAAAGAGGCACTCCAGCAATCACTGGAAAACCCATGCGAAAGGTCACTGGCCGAGGAGGCTAAC